CTATAGCTAATTTTTCTTTAGCTAATTTAGCTTCTTTTTGGAACCATGCACCAGTCCCTTTCATACCTTTATCTCCACCACCTGGAACACCTGTTTCTCTTACACTGATTTCGTCTACCACATCTGTATCAGTGTCTTTAGGTGTACCATCAGGCCAGAAGGGATAAGTACTTGCTGCGGTTAATGCTAATCCTGAAGGAGTTGTTAATGAATATTTACCTAGACCATATGCTTTTTGACCAAGCCATTTAGCTCCTCTACCAGCCATAGTCGTACCTCCCGCAACACTTGCATATAAAGGATCCGATTTAATTTGTCTGCCTAACCAGTTGGGTTTAAAGTATCTCTCTTGTGCTACATTTTCTACCAGAGTTCGTGGTTTGTTAGGGTCTGGAGCAAATTTTGTAGGTTGTTTTTTAGTACGCGCAAATCTTAAATTTTTTCCTTTCCCTAGTGTTTTAAGACGCGTCATTGCCGGAACATTTCTCATTAAGTATTGACCAAAAGGTCTAGCTGCCATTCTTGCAGCACCCCAAAATAGAGGAGCAAGAGGTAATAGGTGATGTTCTCTTCCACCTGTTTTAGGATATCTTTGATCACCTACTAATCCTGTTCCAGTAGGACCACCATTTCTTTTTGGTTCTCTAATACCATGCATGATCCCTTCTTTAATCGGGCCACCCATTCTAAACATTGGTCTATTGAGTGTTCTCATAATTAATTCCTATTTATTAAATATTTTACCGTATAGTCCACCAACACCTATCGCAGTGCTTAATGCTGAAGACCATGGATCTTGTGCTACTGGGTCTTGATATTGTGATCCTGCCATTCCGCCGGCAAGTCCGGTAATGCCTTGACCATATTGAGAGAGTCTTCCGTAAGGTTCATACGCTGCGGTCTGTGCTGCTTGTTGATTCGCTGCTAAATTTGCTTGTTCTTGTCCTTGTCGCAGAGCTCCAAGTTGACCATATGCGGCGATGTCTCCACCTAATCCCGCTCTTTCAAAATTAGATAGACCCATTTGTCCAGCTCCTAACATGGCTTGATTTTGAAATGCTTGTTGAGCTGCAGTCTGTGCTTGACCATAGCCTTGTTGTAACATCTGAGCTCTTAAGGCAGCTCGATTAGCTAAGCTATCAGCATTATACTGACCCATCATTGCTCCTTCTCGTCCACCACCAAAAGCTCCGGAAGCTACAGCTGCATCTCTAATTTGTTGTTGTCCCCCTAGTCTAGATTTATCATACTGAGCCAGAGTTTCATCAATGACATCGGTTTGATACGGAGACATGAAAGGTTGATAGGCTTGCGGGCCTGTCAATCCTGCTTGTGCTGTCAAAGCTGTTTGAGCATCTTGTAAATAAGGTTTATAGGATTCTAATCCTTGTTGAGCCATTCCAATAGCTGTTGTCTGCATTGGATCCATCTGTGCAACAAATGGATTTAATCCTGTGATGCCGGGTCCGGCAGCTCTTACGCCTTGTGCGTCGAGTCCGCCCGTAAATGTGCTTGTTTCAATGGGTGCTTTATATGTAGCCGTTGCCTGTTTGGCATAATCTTGAGCCGTGTCTTTTAAATAATCTGGTAATGCCATTATGCTACCCTCGTTTCTAATTGTTTCATATTGTTGTACATCCCTTGAGCGCCTTGAGAGTCTTCTGAAATTTGTCCACCTTGTTCAAGGTGATTCATTACATTGTGCATTACTTCAGCGCCTGCATCAATGTCTCCACCGCCAGCATTTCTTACTGCATCAGCTGTGAATACGAATTCGTTTTTACTTAATCTTGCTGGAACGTCATCGGCTTTTTCTTTTTCACCTAATGGCACAAAGCCACCTTCAGCTCTATAATCTTTTTCCATACCACCCATATCTATCAGTCCGCCTTCAGCTGCCATTTGTGGCTGAGCCATTTGGGGTTGTCCCTGAGCCATGGGTCCTTGTTGTTGTGCTTGTTTTAATACTACCATTTTAAATTGTTGGTAAGACATTGTCCCACCTTGGTTACGATACTTTTGATATTCCATTCTTAACATGTTTTCAGCTTGAGCTTCTGCTGCTCCACCACCAAGTAAACCTACTCTACCACCACCAGCTACGTTATAAAATCCTGATTGGACATAGGGATTATTAGGCATAAAACTTAAACTTGGATCTCGATTTTTAGCCATCGCTAAAATATTAGATATGCTTGAAGGGGTTTCTTCCCATGGTGTTTCAATAACTTCTTCTTCTTCGTCTCCACCCATAAAAGGTAGAGCGGTTCCTACTCCCAGTAAACCCAAGAGTCCTGCTTTACCTAGACTAAATTTTCTGTCATCTCCTTTTCCACTATAAAGAAGGTCACCTAATTTTCCTTTTTTCCCAAACATTTTTGCTATGTTTCCAAAACGCTTCAGCCCTTGACCAGATTTAAACATACCTGTCCCACCGAAGGACTTTAATCCACCAAGGCCGTATAGACCTCCGCCTATTAAAGCTGCTTTTCCTAGTGGGCTTTTGACTATTTTCTTGATGGGCCTTGTTATTTTCTTAACAAAGCTTCCGAATCCGTATGGTTGTCTGTGTGGTTCTGTCATAATTTTGCCTAAAATTTCAACCTACTTGTTTTCTCCAAATAAATCAAGGGTTGGCATAAGGACATGGACATCTCTTTGGATGTTTTCTGCTGATATTCCCTTAGCTTTCCACTCTTCTTCGGTCTTGTAAATTTCCCCTGTTTTCTTATCTTTTATCGTCGTTGTTACCTTTGCAGGCTTAATATATTTCATTAGATTGTAACCTCCTTATGAATATTTAAATAACTAATTGTGATATCTACCCCGTCAGTCACCGTACCTGCTGTCGTATAGGTTAATAAAGTATTTCCTTCCACCACCATAGGATTGCTTAAAATTTCTACGCTGGTTGCAGCGGTTAAAGTTTGAGTATTAATGACCTGAAAACCATTATTAGTGATCGTAATCGTAGGAGTATTCCCTCCTGATTTATTAGTCACATGTAATGATTTAACAATATAAGTCTCATTAACTAATGGATTTTGAGTAGCTACTCCATCTACTACCGTCGTTCCAAACAAATTAATTGGACCTTCAGCTGAGGTGCTCGTCACCCCATACATTTTGTACTGATTAACTACAGCCATTATTCAATAAAGAAGGCTTGTGCTTCTACCTCTTGTTGGAGTTCTTGTTGAAATGTGGTGTTAAGTTTATTAATAACACCGTCTAGATCTCTTATAAGGGATTGAAAGGTTCTCTGCTCATATTCTTTACTCGCACGAGTTAGAGCTTGAGTAATTTTTGCCATTAAACAAGACTCGCTATCCCTTCTTCAACCACTTCTTCTCCTTGAGGGGATCCATAGGGATCACCAACAGGTCGTGGACCTTCGGCTTGTTCATTAGCCATATCAATTAGCATTTGATATTCTTCGCCGGTTAATTCATGAAGAGGTTTTCCAAAAATTTCCATGGACATATCATTCAACGCATCTTGAGGATCAATAAATCCAGCCGTTTCAATATTTTCATCAACATCAAAACTGGGTCCTTCTACATTTATATTTTCATCATCTACAAATTCTCCGTATGCATAACCGGGTCTGCCACCTTCAGCTAATCCCCAGCCTTTCATACCTGCTGCTCTATTTGCTCTTGAAATATCTGAAGCTTGCCTTTGAGTTAAGCCTAATCCTCCCTGATTCTGGCTTCTAGTCATATGATGTCCTCCAGGTCTATAGTGACTAACATTTCTTCTGTCACTTCCACCAGTTGTGTCGGTACCTGTAGTAGGGGTAATTGTGGTTGTATCTGTACCACCCGTAGCAGTTTTTAAATCTTGATTATATTTTTTAAGTTGATTTTGAAATACGAGTGATCTTTTCTTTAAATTCTCTATTGTTTGTGCATGTTTATCGGCATCGAGCTCAGTCAGTCTTTGAATAGTCGCATCAATTTTATCAACTCTTTTTTGACCCGCTGCTGCTGCTCCTTCTCCCCATGCACTGGCTACATTAATTCCACCAAATACATCATTGGGTGCAAAACCTTCCCATATTCTTCCAGAAGAAGTCATTGACGGTTCAAAATATTCGAGACCGAATTTTTCCTCAGGGGTATTAGGCTCAATGGCTTGTTTTGCCAGTCCCAAAACACTTGGAAACTTGAAGTTGCTAAATTTACTTTTTAGATTGCTTAGAAATCCTGTCTTTTCTGGAGTTTGAACTGTTTCATCAGATTGCATTTCTTCAAATCCTCTGTGAGGTGAATATTCGCTGCCAGGATAAATATTGGGTTGGCCATAAAAGCTTCCTATCCCTGAATTGAAACTACTAAATGGATCGGCTCCACGATAATTCATCTGTTCATCCATGTTTTGATAGATTTGATTTTGACCTGGAAATCTTTCATCCATTATGTTGCTTCGATAGTCGTATGTTGCCATTATCTTCTCCCGTCTGGTTGTATGTCCAGTCTAAATGTTCCCAGTTTCCAGTCTTGTGAAACTGCGGTGTTTTCTATTTTAAGCGCAATAGCTCTTGCTCTTGCGCGTGTGTCGACTTTATCAGTAGAACTGGTGATTGTAAAGGGTCCTAACGAAGAACTTGCAGCTGCATCATTGGGATAATCTCTCAACATTAAAGTAATTCGAGTGTCCCCGGTCTGAGTAAGAAAATCAGGAAGGAATCTTCTGATCTTCATAATATATTCCCCATCTCCTCGTATATCGGGAGCCCCTAAAAGTTGTCCTTGTGCCGCTCTTTTCTGAGTAATATCAAAATCTCCTGAAGTAATGGTAGCGAGTACAGCAGTCACTGCTCCTCCGGAATCCACTTGATCGGTCCCTGTTTCGTGTTGATAGTATATAGTGATACCGTTCGTATTTCCTACCACATCAAACGAATCATCATCTCCATTATTATAATAGCATGCATGAGGTTTGTCATAGATAGAAGAGTCGGCCCAAGCAGTTCGAGCTAAGGAGCCTGTATACCATATCGGTTTCTTAAGCATCACGGATTCTAAATAGTTATAAGTCACCACTCGATCTACGACGTTAGAATCTGCAGTACAATAAAACCAATTCACTTCTCCAAATAAGTTATTAAGCCCACAGTTAATTAAATTTCTAGATGTACTATTCAGATCATCAAAAACATAATCCTCAACAAGACATGGCATGGATTGAAGCTGACCGGCATATTGAAAGAAGCCATTTTCAGACATCCAGAAGGCAGTACCATCTACTTCGATGCACGCATTCTTACCAAGAAGTCCACAGTTAGTACCGGCTGATTCAAATGAAAAGGTAAAAGGCTGACCAACAAAACGCATTAAGAAGAGTGCTGAATCGGTCCATATATAAATAGCATCCCGACCTCGAATCGCTCCCATAATTTGAGACCCATTAGCGAGTCGTTGAGTTCCTGCGGTGTTTGTTGCGGTTGGTTCATAAGTATTTAAATCTTCTTGATCTGACCATCTAACAAACATGGCATCTTGAGTTGAAGTATCACCAATCGTGGTTTCAGTTCCGAAGAAAATTAAGTGACGATCAGTAGGTGAAACTAAAACGTGTCTGGAAGCTGTAGGTGCTCCACTTATAATGGTTGCACGATTTTCTGTAGGATTACCGGCTGCAGCATCCCATTCAAAGCATGCTCCATTATAAATTAAAGCGATGAGTTTAGTTCCGTAATTATCTAAAACCCATAAGCCCGGTTCGAGAGTTACTCCCGATCCAGAAGTAGCGCCCCAACCTACATAGTCAGTAATATCTGTAATAGTGGCTCCTGCGGTGTGCTCCGCTAACGTAGTTCCATTAACAGACCGAGATCCTCCACTTAAAACTCCTGTGCTAGTGTTGTTAGCTGTAAAAGTAATATCCTCTGTTCCAATTCTAATGGTTCCAGTAGAAGGGAAGGCGACTGAAGTGGTTAAGGTAACACTCGTCACACCAGCATCGGCTGCAATCGTTGACACTAGAGTTGTTGTCGCAGGACCGGACGCCGTTCCTGACCATTGTCCTGTCCCCCAACCATACCCTCCAAGTTCTTGTTCAGGTCCCACACTATAGTAAGTTTGGGCTCGTGCACTTCCAACATTAGAAGTACTACCTGATGTTTCGTTAGTGGTCATGGTTATTGTAATCGTGGTTGCACTTGGAATAGACGTAGCCATAAATTTTTTATCTTCAAATTTTGAAACTGCAAAGCTCGACCCCGTAAGCGTGGTAACCGTGTCTAATAAAACAATATCATCTTCCGACATT